TTGGTCTTCGAGTGTTGCGGTCATCACCCTGGATTTCGTGTCAACCGACGAGTGATAAACCCTCAGCCTTCTCATGGCCTCAGCGCGGTCTGAAACCATGCCTGCGAGGTTGTAGCGTTGGGCCTGCCGCCCACTGAATGTTTGGCCTTCCATGGCCTCGGCGGGAATCGATCGACCGCGAGCTAAGACGGCTGCATGAAATTCTCCGGCGATTTCAGCGAGGTTAGATTGAATGAGGTCGCGTTGATCGTCCGTGAGGCTGGTGCCCGGCGCACCCATGGCCTTGTACTTGCCGACCGAGAATACCTCGACCTTAATGCCATCCCGATCAAGCGCTCCAGAATCGTCCACCACCGCCTGCACCACGCCAATGGATCCGACTTGGGCGGATGGAGTGGCGTAGATGGCGCGGGCTTGGCTGGCGATCCAGTAGGCGGCGGATGCCATGAGGCCGGATGAAAACGCATAGACTGGCTTATCCTCGTTGAGTGATGCCACCGCAGCAGCAAGTTCCGGTGTTCCCGCCACCGTTCCACCAGGAGAGTCGATATCGAGGAACACCGCCTTGATGTCATCACGCTCGGACGCTTCACGAATGGCGTCGCCGATCTCTAGGGCATCAGTCGCTCCCATGAGGACTCGGGCAAAGATATCGGGCTTGCGAACAATCGGCCCTTCAATGGCAATCACACCGATGCCGTTGTCGATGGTGAGCAGGGGACTGCTGGGTTTGTTGGCGGCAAGATTGATGCTTCCACTGTCGAAGCTTCGGGCCGCGATGGCCATTGAACGAAGCGCTTCGGGCTGAATCAACCATTCACGGCTTTGGGAGAGGATGGGGTTCACTCCCATGCGTTGGTGTCAACGCAAGCCAAAGCAAAAGGCGGACCCGAAAGCCCGCCCCCTGCGTTTCAAAACAACGAATGAACAGAATGAGAATCTTGGATTATTAACGGCCCCAGTTTTGCTGATTATTCTGACGCCGTTCGGCATCTTGGGCGCGTCTTTCTGCTTCCTCGGCACGTCTTTCTGCTTCCTCAGCGCGTCTTTCTTGTTCCCTCTCGCGCTGCTCTTGTTCCCACTCGCGCTGCTGTTGTTCCCTCTCGCGCTGCCGCTCGCGCTGCTGTTGTTCCCACTCACGCTGATTATCTCTTTGTCGTTGCGAGAAGTCAGATTCAAAAGCATTACTAATTGTTGAAATTGCAAGACTGGCAATGACGACTGCGGTGATAGTTGTTGGTGTCTTCATGGTTCCTAAATAAAGAACAAAATATATACGCTCGTGCAAGGATTTTATCCAAAATCTTCGATGATTCCGTACCATCATTCGGCTTTTGTAGCGCCTGGCTAGGTCGCCATTGAAACTTCACCAGCGACCTTCCACAGCATTCCCACCGGCACGTCGTATTTCGTGGCAGTTTCCAGGATGAGCTTGGCATCGGCGGCCCTGCGTTCGATTTCCTCGCCGAAGTCAGCGCCTAACTCGGCAAAATGGTCGGATAAGGTTTTGAGCCCCATTTCCACATCGGCGCGGTTTTGCTGGGCTTCTCGCCCGGCGTCCACGGTGACACGTTTTGGCGGGACAGTGGAAATCTTCCACCAGCCTTCCATGGGGGGGAGCAGTCCGCGATTGATGGCATCGCCGATCACATAGGACCAAACGGGTCTGATCAGCCGGCGTTCGAGAATCATCTGTCGGAACGAAAAGCGGCGGTCTGCCTTGGCCACCACGAGCCTCACGCCAGCGCCACCGATCTTGCTTGAGTCAGCCGCGAATTCAAACGGGATCACGCCCAGTGCGGAATCCCTTCTGAGGTGTTCCAGAAATCCCGTGAAAGTGGGGGATGGGCGGTTGGACTGGAAGCTTTCGATCGATTCATCCGGTTTGAGCGCCACGAGCTTTCCACCGACGATTCGCTGCAGTGACAGTGGGTCGCTTTGCTCATTGCCGGTCACGCCATCGCCGACGACGAAGTCACCCGTATCATCAAGCTCGCCGCGCGCTGTTTTAAGCACCCTGGCCACATCGGCATTGTCTTTGACCGCGTGTTTTTCAAGGGCGAGCAATTCGATTTCATCGAGCACGTGGTTGATGGAATGCTGGATGGTCGGATGGCACCTAACTCCGCCGGCCCATTCAGGTTCGTGAATGTGGAGCACCGCTTCGGACGGCAGGTCCCTGAAGTCACCATTGTCTTCGATGGCGCGGTAAAAGATCGGTGCGCCCCAAACATCGAGGCCAACTCCATCGACGGTTTTGGTGGACCCTAGGCGGTCGCCAATTCGGTGCGACTCGATCAATTGAATGCGTGGCTCGCCTTGAGCGTTGCGTGTCTTATGGACGAAATACTCGCCGTCGATGTCCATGCCACGGCAGACAAGCGCTTGGCATTCCTCAAATGAGAACCGCCGGGTGACTTCACATCGGGCGGACCACAGGGAGAAGTATTCCTCGGCTGCGCGGTTCCAACCCGAATCCGGTGACTGGGCTTGGGTCCTGATGCCATCGCCAGTTGAGTAGATCGCCATGTTGGCCACCAATTCCCGAGCGAATCCGCTGTTTTTGTGGAGGTACCTGGATTTGCGCACCAATTCGGTACGAACGCCCGGTGTGAGTTCATTGCGAGCATCGGTGGGCATTGCGCCCGGCACAAATCCACGGCGGGGTGACCAATTGGCGGCTTCGTATGGCGACCCCCATGCCTTGGGTTGTAAAACCGGCGGGATGACAAGTTTGGCGATGGATCTGATGCGGCTCATTTGGCGAGGTATCCTGATACGCTGGATGCGGCCACACGCTGGGATTTGCCATATGCGAATGGATCAAGAATTCGCAGGGCGTGGGCGCATTCCTCCAGCACTTGGTCCACGGGCATGGTGAATTGCTTGGTCACGTTCGTGTCCGAATCGTTCCAACTCATGATCGTCTTGCCATCTAGCAGGAGCGCTTTGGCACGGCTCTGTATGGCGAGCACCTCCGCTACGGTGAAACCTGTGACGAATAATCCTCGCGCCATGCAATGGCCAACTGTGTCAACGGAGGACGGCGATCAGACGGGGCCAAGAGATCGATCTGATCAGCGGCGTCATGCGACGTCTTCGGGTGGTTCGGGTTGAACGGAAGATTGTGACTCTCTTCCGACGATCTTGAGCATGGTGGCGGCGGCGACCTGCATGGCCTCGCAGTCAAACAGGTGATTGGGTCGGGATCCGATCCTCTCCCACATCCATTTGCCGCTTTTTTTGATGCGGTGTTCGCCTTCCATTTGGGCGAGGTAGTCCTCGTCGATGTCGTCAGGCACCTCCCAGACCGGGCCATTGTCCGGGTTTTGATTGCGGCGAAGTCGGGCAAGCGTGTCCTTGATGTTGAGGTTGCTCCAATAAAACACCGAGCAGCTCTGACCGCGACCGAGAACCACTTTGCGGCGGGGTGAATAAAACCGTTCGATCGACTTGCGGCCTTTCACCTTGTGCGTGAATGTCGCCCGCTTGTCGCCCATGAGGGCAGTCCATCCATGTGAGGCGCATTCGCGGTAGACATCGTAGGTGGCATATCCGGCATCAATGAAAACCAGATTGGGATGGACGCCGAATCTCTCCTGGACGCTGGCGACATCGGTGTAGGTAAGCACACGCTCGTCCCAAATCAGGCGGCTTGATCCATCCTCGGCCCATGCCCGAACCACGAGAAACATGTGGTCCATTTGGCAGTCCACGGTGAGGATCCGCAATGGGCAGGCCGACGTTTGTCCGGATGGCACCAAGCGACCATGCGCATCCACGCCGGCCTCGCCATCCCACGACTCACCTTTGAGGTAGCCGCCCGGCACGATGTCGAGTTTGTAGTCCTCGAGGTATTCCCGCCATGCGAGGGCAAGACGCTTTTGATAGAACTGCTGGATGAGGCTCACATCACCCCGTCTGGCGGCAGCTTTGGCCCGGAGATAAAGTTCGGCCAGGCGGCCCCAGCTCATGGCGCATAGGGCATTCCAATGGAACCCGGCATTTTCTTTCGGGGCGTTTGGGTTTGTTGCCACATACTTCCCGGTGAGGTTGAGTTCACGACGCGACCTATCGCTATCCTCGAAGTAGTGGTTGCACGACTCGCATCGCATCGATGTGGTTTCGCGCACTTTTTGGAAATCCCACTCGCCGGATTCGTCGCGCGCGTCCTTGCTCCATTCGATTTGCTCCCATTTCCACTGCTGACGGTGATGGCAATGCGGGCAAGCAAATGTCCACTCGCGCATGTCGGTGGTTTCAAACTTGCGGTGGGTGTCGTCGTCTTCCTCTCCGCCTTGGCTCATGAAGAGGCACTTGCCAAGCCAGCCAAATGCGGTGACGCGGGCTTCGGCCTCGGTCATGTGCCCCTGCGGGTACCGCCATGTTTCATCGCAGATAAGCCAACGGATCGAGCGGCGCTGGAGGTTGGTCTTGTTGTGTGCCCCCAACACCCAGAGCGTCATGCCGTTGTTGAAGTGGATGGTGGAAAGCCTCCTTTTGTGGCGGTTGGCCGGGTAGAGGGATTTCACCGGCTGGCATTCGTCAAAGAGCTTCTGGAGCCTGCTTTCACTCTGGTCCTTGGCATCGTCATCCGTTTGATCGAGCCACAGCGTTGGCCCTGGATGGTTGGCGATGATGTGGGCAAGGCCGAATTCCCCAACGCTTGTTTTGCCGCTCTGAATGGCAGCGATGATGCTCACGATTCGAATTTTTGGATCCACCAGCGCCTCCATCGGCTCACGCATCCATGGTGAGTTGGCCGAGCGGAAACGACCGGGAATCGGTGAATAGGGGATGGAGGAAATGTGGTCCTCACACCACGCCCATGGGGGACGACGATCTGGTGGGCGCCATGCATCACGCCAGATCCCTCGCAACTTCGAGTGTGCCGGTTCGACTGATTTCATTCGCCTTGGTGCAGGATGGACAAAACTTCATCGATGGCCCGGCGTGATTCCTCCTGGATGCCGGTGGCGTCGAGGCCCGACAGGATCGGCGGGAGTTCCTGCTCAAATTTCTTGCGAAGCATGGCTTTTGCCTGCGCAACGAATTCCGTCCATGTCTGGCGGACTTCCTCCACCGCCACATAGTCACCGCGCTTGATTCCTACGCGCAATTCACGCTCTTCCACCTCAGCGAGCAGCTTCCTTGCCTTGAGCGATGTTTCGATGTCGGCGCCATCTTGATTGAGCGGCTCGCCACCCTTGAGTTCGTTTTGACGCATGAACTCCTTCCACTCCGACACATCATGCATGCCGTTGGAGGCAGGCTTTGGTGAGTCCTTGCGTTTTTTCCATGTGTTGATCGACTGGCGCGTCACGCCTAGCACGGCCGCAAGTTCCACATAGCTGGATGCAGTGCTTGGGGCCGCTCCGCTGCCAGTGGCCATGGATTGCAGCATGGCGCGTTCGGTTCGGGTCAGCTTGCCGCCTTTCTGAACCCTGCCAATCAGGTTGGCGAAGTCGCGAGAAAGGAGCTTTTTGGCAATATCAGGGGAAACGGCATCCATCCGCCGCTTGCCGACTCGTCAACTCGACATCAGTAAAGAATGCCCAAATATTGCTCAGCGCAGCTCTGACAAATCTTTGAATCTTCCATCCAGCCGATAGGGTTGAGCGTTTGGCACTTTTGGCAACGTCTAAAATATCGTTTGTCAGCCAAGGCTTTGTTCATGGCCGCATCGACAGCGGCTGGACTCGCATCTTTAGAAATGCGCTCGTAATCAAGCCATGCTTCCGTGGGGTCCTGACCATCCCATGAAATCGTTTTGACCTGCAATCGGCTGCCCTCTGGGGAAAGACGGATGAATTCCAGTTTGATTTCGTGGTCTGTCATTTTTTCCGCCTTGCTACGATGGTCGTACCAGTTGAATTCAAGCTGCTCCGCTTGCGGCCCCGACTAGGAATGAACGCCTGTGCAGTGTCAAGGGTGAGGAGCGCATAGTTGACGGCGGGGCAGGGGGCATGAGCATTCCCGTGCATTGCGCCCACACCCGCCTCCTTGATCCCAACACGCTGAAACCCAACCCGGTTAACCCGAACCGCCACAGCGCCCACCAAATCCAACTTCTCGCGTCGATCATCCAGGAGCAGGGGTGGCGCAATCCCGTCACCGTGTCCAAGCGCTCCGGGCTGATTGTTCGCGGGCATGGCCGCTTGGAGGCCGCACTTTTGATTGGTTGTGAAACAATCCCAGTGGATGAGCAGGACTATGCAAGTGAGGCGGAGGAGCTTGCCGATCTTCTGGCCGACAACCGCCTGTCGGAATTGGCCGAACTCGATGAGGACGAATTGCGCCGGGTTCTCAAATCGATTGGCGAATCTGATCCGAACTTCGACCTCGAGCTCACCGGATTCATGGACGATGAGATCCGCAAGCTCATGGATGAAGCAGCCAACCCGGAGGATGAACTGGAAACGATTCCACGCATGGAATGCCAAGCGTTCGAACACCACGACTACCTCGTCTTCATGTTCCACGACCTGCGCGACTGGATGCAGGCACTCCAACTGATGGGGGTCGGCGAGGTTGACTACTCCATCACACGCAGAACCAAAAAAATCGGCCTCGGCCGTGTCATCCATGGAAAACGACTCCTCGAACTCTGCCGCCGGGCCAGCATGGCCGGAATTGCGCCCGCTGAAACTCCGGCTCTTGATTCTAAGCCGAAGCCGGAGCCGCTCGATCACGAGCCACAAGTTGTTTCCCACGGCAACGCTGCTGGTTCCCGCAAGCGAAGCTGAACATTACGCCCACACCGGGTTGGAAATTGAAACCATCCCCGATGAGATTGCCGGCATCAGCGCGGTGAGGAACTGGGTTTTGAAGCACTTCACCGATGATGCGATCGTCATGCTCGACGATGATATTTCCGCGTGCGTCTGCATGGTCAGCCTTAGGTGCAGAAAACTGTCGATCGAGGAAACCCAAGCGATGATCGAAAACTCGGCATGGTCAGCGCGTGGGGCAGGGGCACGTTTGTTTGGCTGGCACCAACGAAGCGATCCCAGGCTTCTGCAACGCAACGATCCGTTTGGTGTGAACCATTGGGTCGGCGGGGCGGTTGGGGTGGTTCGCGATGATAAGGGTGGGGTGCCCAAGTGGGACGAGCTGCTCAAGTGCAAGTGTGACATCGACGCCACACTCCAGGAGCTGATGGACAACCGCCTTGTCTGGAACGAAGCGAGGTTCTGTTTCGTGCAGGAGCGAGACAAGAACCTCGGCGGCAATAGCCTGTTTCGCAGCGAGGAACGCATTGCCACCGAGAAGCGCTACCTCAAGCGCAAATGGAAAGCCCACATCCGCCTCGAAAACTACAAGAGCCAGGACCGCGTTTCGATGGACGCACCCCGCCGTCAATCCGTGAAGGTCTGAAAAATGGTGATCAATACTGCTTTCACCAAGTGTTTCACTGCGAGACCATGGTAGACCATGAGTTATCACCTCAACACGATACGCGGATATTCATTCCCAGCGGTTTCCAGCGCCATGCAGAAAGCAATTCGGCGCGGCGATGCCAAACTTGCTGGCTACTGGGCGCTTGAACTTTGGGCCAGTGGATTTGGTCAGTATGTCTGGCGGCGCTTGCTCACCGTGAGC